CGCAGGGGGTCAGCGGTTCGAATCCGCTTATCTCCACTACGTTTCCGGGTTTCGGGTTTTCGGCTATCCAACTTATATCCAACTGTTGATGGGAAATCTGTCTGGTTTTCGGCAGACACTTGACTGCTGATCACCCGTCTGATAACCTGATCTTCATCGGCGCCCCACGCGCCGGTCGCTGAGCTTCCCCCAAGTCGCTCGCGTGGCGGTTCTTCACGGTCCCGCCGACAAGTTCCCCCACCCGCTCACGGCAGGTGGGGTTTCTTGTTGGGGCCAGCAAAAAGGCGCCCGGCGACCGTAGCCGCCGGGCTCCCCCTTGGCCGTGGCACACACCACGGCCCCCCTCCTACGGCGGGAAACGACACCCGCCGCAAGCTTCAGACGTTCGGCTTTGAGCTGGTCAGCAGCGCGTAGCCGCCGGCCGCCGTGAGCGCTGCGATGATGGCGTCGACCAGGACGCGCAGCTCGTCGGCCCAGCTGATGTGATCCAGCGTGCCCGTCACCCAGGCGATGGCGACGCGTAGCAGCAGGGAGACGGCCAGGAGGGCCGCGAGGATGGTCGCCTTGGTGCGACCGTCAAACGGGACGGCCGGGACGCGCTTGGCAGCCTCGGTGATCGTGGCGGCCGCCGGGGCGATGACGAGCGGAAGCAGCGGCGCGAGGGCCGGCAGGATGAGGTCAAGGTTCATAGGGCGCTCCTATCGGTTGTCCCAGCGGGCGCGGCCGTTGGTGCGAACGTCCACGTGGACCCACGAGGGGTACAGGCCGATGCCACCGGCTGCGATGGCGGGGATGGTCTCGGCCACCTCGGCGAGCTGGGCCGGGGCGTGGGTGCGGCTGACGATGTCGGCGGCCAGGCCGAGCACGTGCTGGCTGGCGCGTGCCCCGCCCACGGCCGTGTTGTGACGCGGGCAGCGGTAGCCCGAGGTGATGCGGACGGGGCCAACCTTGTCGCGCAGGGCCTGGAGGGCAGGCGCGAGACGCAGCAGCTGGTTGCGCACGCTCTTGGGGAACTCGCCCCCGCACTGGCCGCAGCGGCACGCGAACTCGGCCCAGGTGAAGTTCGGCGTCAGGTGCGTGGCGTTGGGGTAGGTCGTCGGGATGGGCATCAGCGGAGGCCCTTGAAGCCGAGCAGCTGGGAGAAGGCGGCTACGACCAGCGCTGTAACGATGGTCGCGAGCCACTTCGCCCACGCTTCAAGCTTGGCGACGCGGGCGTGCAGGCCGTGGGCTGTGCCTGCGAGGTCGCCACACAGCGCCAGGTGGATCTGATCCACCTTGGTTTCGATTTTCGCGAGGCGCGTGTCGTTATCGACAGGAAGCTGTTCCGTGCCCATAGATCAAGTCTAAGGGCACGGCCGGGCCATGTCGTCCCTAAACCTGTGCGTCGAGTGCCAGGTCCACAGCCTTGAGGATGGCCGCCCGAGCGCCAGCCTGGGCCGCCTCGTCGCGGTGCTGGGTGCCGAAGGCGATGGCCTGTGCGTGGGTCATCGGCGCGCGGCCGATGCCCGCCGGGGCGTGCGGTTGAGCCCGCAGCACCAGGCCTGTTGCGGCGTCACGAAGCAGGTACATGTGGCCGCCTTCAGGGAGGTCTCCCGTCTGCTTCCAGTGGGCGGCCGGGATGCCTTGAATGTCAGACACGCCATCCCATACTTCGACGCTCACCTTGGCCTGCTCGGCGGCGAAGATGGCGGCCTGGTCGATACCGGGCAGCACGGCACGCACGGCGGCAACGTCCTCCCCGAGTTCCTTGGCGATTTCACGAGCGGTGAACATTGATACTCCTCCTTAAAAAATAATCACGTCTGTCGCGCCATCTGCTTCGATGGTGTCGCCATTCTTGGCGTACACAATCGATCCACTGGCGTAATTGGTTCGGTTTCTTATTTTTACACCTGGCGAGTAGGCCACACAGAGGCTGTCCCTTGTTATTGATTGGGTTGTTCCAGAGCTGAATGGTCCATACCGCTCTGTTGTTCCGACCGAGGCGGTTGTGTATCCACCAAACGAATAAAAGTAATCTCCCAGTGAAGAGCCCGTGAGCTGTTTTCGGGCTGTTCCTAAGGTGGCCCTGGTTGCCCAGGTGTTCGTGCCAGGGTCGTATTGTTCTGTGACAGCAGAAACCGAGCCAGTATCACCACCAAATGAGTAGGCATATCCCCCAAGCGCAGCACCCGCCAATTCTTTCCTGGCCGTATTCATGTTGGCTCGTGAAATCCAACTGTTTGCGGTTGGGTCATACCTTTCGGTTACAGCAGAGTTTGAACCCGTGCTTCCACCGTAGGCATAAATAAAAGTCCCAACCGTTGCACCGGCAAGGCCCTCTCTTGCCGTGTTCACGCTCGTCTTGGAGGTCCAGGTGTTTCCCACAGGGTCGTATTCTTCAACGGTCGCCAGAATGGTCGACGTGTTTCTTCCAGAGTAGGCATAGACCTTGCTGGAATTGCTGCTTGCTGCAAGGCCATATTTGATGGCGGATAGACTCGCCTTGGCAGTCCAAGTATTTGCGGAAGGGTCATACTGCTCGACTGTTGACAGCGCGACCGAGTCTGTCCGGCCTCCTATCGAGTAAACGTAAGAACCCAAAGCAGAGCCAGCCAAAAAATACCTGGCAGTTCCCATACTGGCTCTTGAAGTCCAGCTGTTTGCACTTGGGTCGTATCTTTCATTGGTTGCAACGGGTCCGGACGTGTATCCGCCAAAAACATACAGATAGCTACCTAGACCAGCTGAGGCAGGATAGAACCTTGCGGTTGTCATAGCTGTGCGGCTGGTCCAGCTGTCGGTGATTGAAGATGCCGTCAAGCTAACAACTGTCGGATTCAGCTTGGCAGCCGTGATCGTCTCGCCGGTGGTCCAGGTGTAAGGCATCAGCTAGCTCCTAGGTTGATGGTCCAGGTGAACGTGACGGCCACCGAGGCCGTCTTGACGATGGTGGGTGATAGCTTGACCCGGCAGAGCATAGTTCCGCCGCTCGCCGCGTTGAAGATGCCGGCCTCCGCGAGCGTGTTTCCGTTGGCCGTTGCGCTGCCGAGGTAGTAGGTATAGACCTGCTGCTGCGCGTTGGTGCCGGTCTTGCTGGTAAACACGTCACGCGCGACTTGGGTCTGCAGCGCCGTGTCACCCGCCGTGACGGCGTTGGTGCCCGTGCCATAGCCGAAGTGGCTCGGGGCCGTGGGCGCGTCGCCGTCGAGAAAGTCGCGAATCAGGTTGAGCCCGGCGTTCACGACGAGGTTCCGGTGGGTCTGCTCGCTGAGCAGCTCGCCGGTGGTCGCGTCGCGCACCTGGATGTGAACGTTGTCTGTCACCCGGACCTGCATCAACCAACCTCCGACTGGCCCACGAGGGCAAACCCGACCCGGCTTTCGGGCGTCAAAGAGGTCGCCGTCAGCGTATCCGTCAGCGTCACCGTGTCGGTGAACGCCCGCAGCAGCACCACGACCTCGTTCTCGCGGAACTCGACCTGTTTGCCGACGCCCGTGAGCGCCGCAAAGAAGCTGGCCCAGCCGCCCACGCTCTCGCCATCCAGGGCCTCGATGGTCCAGACGAGGTCTTGCCCGTTTCGGTCGACGGCCGACACCGAATCCACCAGCCACGAGCCTGAGACGGCGTGGGGCGTGAAGGTGGCCGCGAGCAGCTGGCCGGGCTTGAGCCCTGACGTGTCCGTCTCGAAGGTCAGCCGGCGCGGGATGGACCCGTAGCGCCTCAGCAGGCCCTCGGCGACGCTCGCCGCGCCCTCGTCGTCGTTCAAGTTGGGGCGCTCCTCGAGGGCCTCGTAGATGCCCGAGGCCCCGTTGAGCGCCGCCTGGGCCGCGATGGCCGTGTCGCTCTGCGCGTTGATGAGGATGGGGAACTGGCCCTGGTAGGTGACGGCGATGGCTACGGCCGCGCCCACGGCCGCCGCGCCGTCGTCCTGAGACACGACGGGGTCGCCAATCTGGTAGTACCAGTCTTTGCCGGTGTCGACGCCCCGGATGCCGACGGTCTTGGCCACGCCGCCCACCGTCAGGTTCGTCGGGGCCGCGCCCACGGGGTACGCCAGCGTCCACGCCTTCTGGGTGCCGTTGCCGCTGAAGCTCTCGGTGCGGCTGGCCGTGAGGTCCACGCCCGCCCGAATCAACTGCTTGTTGCGGTAGACCTCGGTGGTCCGGTTGACCGTGACGCGCCGGGCGTTGGTGGCATCGATGCTGATGGGGGCCGCCACCCCGGCGCGTGGCTTGAACCACAGGGCCTTCGACTCATCGACCCACCAGGCATAGCCCGTGATGTTGGCAAGCTCATCGAACACGGCCGAGGCCGGCACGTAGTTGAATTTCAGCCGGTCGATGATGGGGCCGGTGTCCACGTTGGTGGTCGTGAGGCCGTCACCCGTGAGGAAGTTCGTCACCACGTCGCTGACGATCGTGCTTAGGGTCTGGCTCCCGCTCTCGTAGCTCGCCGCCACCAGGCGCCGGTCGGCCAGGGCGTCGTAGCTGACGCACTCGACCTCGTAGCTGAGGGCCGTCTGGTTGCCCTCGATGGTGAGCGACTCGGTGAAGGAGTCAATGAAGCCGCCGAAGTAGCGCGTGCTTGCCCCGTCATCCACGATGACCTCCGCGCCGACGGACGGCCGGTAGGTGCCCGTGGGGTCCACGAGGCTCAGGCTGGCGCGGTTGCGGGTGTTGAGGCGGCTCGCGATGCGCAGCGAGCCCACCACCATCTTGGTGGTCTGCGTGACGCTTGCGATGCGGAGCCGGATGGGCATCGTCTACGCCCTCACGCCCATCGCCCGCAGCTCGGAGACGAGGAGCCTGCCCAGGCCCTGCGCGTCCTCCCGGGTCCACTTGCCGTTCCCGTAGTACTGGACCACCACCTGAGTGCCCATCCCGCCGCCCTGGGCCGCAGCGATGCCCTGCCCGATTTGCCGGTACACGTTCTCATTCAGCGGCAGGACGGCCTCGTTGCGGCCGCCCTCGCCCATCCGGGCGAGCACCGGGCCGGTCACGAGGCCGCCGGTGGCCATGCCGGTGTTGTAGTAGCCCGAGCGGGTGCGGTTAGATTCCGTCTTGAGCCGCTCGAACAGGTCACGCTGTGCTGTGCCAGGTGCAGCCAGGTGCATGTTCTTTTCGTATGCCTTGCTCAAGTCCTTCTCGATATTGGCCGCGTAGTAATTGAGAGTTTCTTTATTGCGCTGCGCGAGTCCGCTTGCTTGCTGCATCGAACTCTGGGCCTGCTTTGCAAGGCGCGTCACTTCCGAAGGCGCCATCCCGAAAGCCTTCATCAGCATCTCTGCACCTTCAGTGATAGGCCCAATCATCGCCTCGGCATCCTCGGCAATGTTCTTGGCAAGGGCCGCGGCTGCCTCCTTGTTTCCCGTCCTTAGAAGATTCCCAACCTCTTGCCACTTGCCCTTGAGGCTTGTGCCGAGTTGATCGAAGATCTCCTTATCTAACAGGCTCTCAAACATTGCCTTCTTAAGGCTCTCGCGGAGATCGGTCGCCCACGTTTTTGAGCCCGACATGAACGCCAGCGTTGCACTACGGACAGCCGAAGATGTGGCCGTCGAGAGCGCACCAACCATCTCCGTGACCTGCTGATATTCGGCTTGCATTTGCTTCTGCCGCAAGCGGCTTGCAAGGTCACTGCTGGCAAGCGCCGCATCATTGTTGGCCTGTAGTTCTTCGGCGGCAAGCTTGGCAGCGGCTGAAGCCGCACGCATGGCCTCCTCGCTCGAGGACTTGTACCAGTTCCATGCGGCGATGCCGGCCACCACGGCCGCCGTGACGCCGACAACGACCGCTCCGATGGGGTTGGCAGCCGCAGCAGCCCCGATCGTGGTTAGTGCCGGCAGGATCGCCTCCACCAGCTTAGGGCCGACGGTCATCAGGGTTGAGAAGCCATTCAGCAGCGTGAACACCCCATCGACCACCTTTGCGATGCCATCCGGCAGCTTGAGGCCGAACACCTCGCCCATGTCCTTGAGTGCGTTGAACACTGAGCGAGACATAGACGTTACTTCGTCGAGTCGCTCCGCAAGGGTTTTGGCCGCATCGGCCGCCTTCTTCTTGGCTTCGCTCGCCGCGTTGTAACGCTTGATCGCCTCGTCCAGTTGTTCATTGCCAGGCTTTAGCCCTTGTGCGATGAGATCCTTAACGGCCTGGCTGTATTGCTGTACTGCTGCATCGTTTGCATCGAACTCCTCGCCCAAAAGCTTGGCTTTGAGTGTTGCCTGCTCGATGCTCACGGCCGCACCATCCAGCACCTTGAAGGCGGAAGCCATCGCAGCGCCGCCGTTCTTGCTGGCCTGCTCAAGCTCGTAAATCTTGACACGCAGGTTTTGCGCCTGCACGGATTGCTTGCCGAGGGCCGATTCGACGCCGCCGAGCTTGCCACGCATTGCCTCGGCCTTCTCGCCCGCCACGTCATAGGACCGGCCCAGCTCCTGGTGCTTGGCCTCGACCTCGGACACGGCGCGACTCACGGCGCTCATCGCATCGGCGATGTTCTCGAACTTCTCATACGATTTCTGCGCCGCGGCGTACTGACGTTCGAACTCACGGCGTAGGCGCTCGGCCTCCTTGGCCGCTTTTGCCTGCGCCTTGGCTGCATCATCCGAAGATGCCGCCACCGACTTGAGCCCGGTCATGGCCTTGGTGAGCGTGCCGGGGATCTTGAGCGCCTGACCTTGGATCTGGTCGAACAGCCCAGCCGTGAAGCCTTGGGATGCGCTCATCGCGCCGCCCCATGTCTCCTGCCAGTTAGCCGCCGCCGTCGATCCGATATCGGACAGCGACATGCCCAAAACCTTGAAGTCCACGGTCGCCATCTTGGTGAGGCCGGAAAACTTTCCCGCCACCTTGCCGAGCCCGATGGATAGCTTGTTGGCGATCTCGTCACCGAGCACAGACCGGAACATATCGCCGACGTACATCACGGCATCCCGGAACAGGCCCGTGAAGTTCTCCACTGCCGGCACGACCGTTGCGTTATACCAGCGAACAATCGTGTCGCTCATGTACTTGAAGGCATCGCCAAACGATAGCCGGAGCTCGTCCCAGTTCTTGATGATGGGGTATGCAGCAAAGGCAATGGCAGCCGCCGCAGCAATCACGGGAGCAGCAGCCAGGCCCATCGTGGCAAGGCTCATCGCACCCTTCACGATCGATGGGATCAGCACCGCCGTAACTGCGGACGCAATGCCCACAATCGCTGCCTTGGTCGTAGGCCCGAAGGCCATATCAAATGCCGCGATGAGGCCGCCCGAGGTGAAGGCCGCCGTCAGGTTGTTGATCGCCAGGCTGATGGTCTGTACCAGCGGGGCCAGGCTCAGGTTCTTCTTGAGGCTCTCTCCAATGCGCGTCAGCGCCTGGTCTGCGCTGTCTTGCAGGTTGCTCAACGCGCCGCCCAGCGTTGCCGCCTGCTTCTTCATCATGTCGGGGAACTGCTTGTTCATCCCGTTGACGAGCGCCACGATGGCCGTGTTGGCGTCAATCGCGCCCTTCTCGGCCATCTTCATCGCTTGCGGCTGACTGACCCCGATCTCCTTGGCCAGCATCTGCCAGGCCGGAATTCCGCGCTCAGCCAGCTGGTTCATCTCCTCGGCGCTGACCTTGCCCTTCGCCGCCATCTGGCCGAGGGCGAGCGTCACGCCGTCGAGGACTTCCTTGCCGCCACCGACACCCGCCACAGCGTTGCCCACGCTGTTCATAATCGGCAGGATGCTCTGCGCGTCGAAGCCGAAGGCCAAGAGCTTCTTGCTGCTGTCCGTCAGGCCGCGCAGCTCGAAGGGCGTGTTGGCCGCGAAGCTTGAGAGGTCACGCAGGAAGGCATCGGCCTTCTCCGCGCTGCCAAGCATCGTGGTGAAGGCAACCTTGTTTTGCTCCAGCTCGTTGGCGAGCTTGATGCTTTGAGCCCCCAGGCCCACCATCGCCTGAGCCGCCGACTTGATGCCGTCGGCGAGCAGCTCGCCGGCCGCCGTGCCCGCGATGATGGTTCGCAGGTTGCCGAGCGGTGAGGCCGCCTGCTGGGCCTCCTTGCCCAGATTGTCCACGGCCTGGGCGGCCTTCTCCATCCCGGAGGTCAGGCCCTTGAGGTCGGCGCTGACGCGGACGAACAACTCAGCTGCTGCCGTCGCCATCCCCTACCGCCTCCGTTGCGCCTCGGCCTTGCGCTCGGCCGCCTCGAGGGCGTACAGCGCTAGCCAGTCCGTGTATTCCGCCGTGCTCATCGTCGCCCGGAGCTGCGCGCGGGACATGCCAAGATCCCGCGCTAGGATCAGCTCGAAGTAGTCAGACCCCCGCCGTGCCAGCCGGGCTTTTGGCAGGCTCCACGTCCGTCTGCAGGACACGGCCGATGGCCTGGTACACCCGGTTGAGCGCCCCGAGGCTCTTGCCCCGCAGGGCCGGGATGTGCGCCTCCTCGAACTTGGGCTCGACGACGCAAGCCAAGAAGAGGAGGTCGGAGAACTTGTCATCGTCGCGCTTGGTGCCCGCCACCTGGCCGGGGCCGGTGGCAGGAACCGTGACCTCTGCCGCCTTGGCGATGGCGTCATAGGCCGCACGCGACAGCCCCTGGACCTTCACGGCGCCCCCCCATTCGGGAACTTCGACGGCCTCGGTGGGGAGGTCGCTGGCTGCAAGGATGGCGTCGACGGTCAAGAACTGCATGGGGTCTCCTTAGTACGTGCCGCGGGTGACGGCACCCGTGACCTGGAACTCGGCCGAGAAGCTCACCTTGTCGCCCACGGGCGCGGTGACGTTGTAGCTGGTGCAGATGCACTCGCCAGTGTACTTGATGTTGCCATTCGTCGTTCCAGCGGGACCATACTGGAACGAGCCAGAGAGGCCGACGATGGCGGCGATCACGCCGTCAGCGGTCGCGTCCCACGAGCCCGAGATCGAAATCGTGGCGTCCTTGAGGCCGGCGATGTACCCCTTGGACGAGTCACTGAAACGCGTCACTTCAGCAATGTCGGCCGTCAGCGGGAAGTCTACGTTGTCGCAGTAGGCCGAGATGTCGGTCAGCAAGCCGCTTGAATTGTCGATGCGGAAGTCTGCCGTTTTGCCGTGAACGAAGGGCATTGCCTAATCCTCCTTACAGCCGTGCACAGGCGACGGCGAATGTAACGCTGGTAAACGTGCCCGCCACATTGACGCGCAGGTATCGGTTGATGGTGCCGGTAGCAGCCTTGTATTCCGAGCCGATGGCTGTAAGCTGAGCGAAAGTGATGAGGTCGACCCAGGTGGAATTATCCGCGCTGTGCTGCACCTTCACGGTCACGTTGGTTCCACTGAAGGCCGTCAGGTGAAACGTAGCGGCTGCGCCGGCCGACGTGCTGGCGGCGTTGTCCACTGCCGAGGTGTTGCCGGTCGCGGTCCGGGCGATGAGGTTGGCGAGCACCACCCCAGAAGCCAAGCCTCCCGACACCTGCGCTTCAGCGGTGATCGTCACGGCATCCCCTACGGGCGCTGTCACATTGTAGCTGGTATGGATCGCCTGCGCGACCTGTGCGCGGTTGCCGATGGCGCCCGCCCCCGCCGCGGCGAGGGTGACGACCGACGAGCCCGCGAGGGCCGCTGCTAGCACCTCGTCCACGGCCGCCGCAGCGCCGTCGAAGAAGCCCCCGAGGCTGATGGTCGCGTCCTTCTGGCCGGCGACGTAGCTCTTGGCCGTGCTGCCGAAGGTGGTCACCTCGGCCGTGTCAGCGGTCGCGGCGCCCTCGAAGGAGTTCAGGAAAGCCGAAAGGTCGTACTGGTCCCAGAGCGTGGCCGCGCCCTTGCCGTGAATGAATGGCATTACTTGCCGCCCTTCTTCTTCGCAGGCTTAGCCTCGATGGCGTCGACTTCCTCGATGGCGCCGCATTGAACGAGCCACGCGACGGCCTCTGCCGGGATGTTCTCGATGATTGCACCAGGCGTGTGGTATTCGCCAGCAATCTCCAGGCCCTTGTTGACGATGTACATCACGCAATAACCTCTATTTCAAGCTCTCCACCAATATAGCCGACGCCTGCCACCTCATAAACCCCGAAGTCCCGCGCCTCCACGACGCGGCTGGAGTGCGCCACGCCGCCGAGCGTCGGGTCCGCATCGAGCGCCGCGCGCACAGACAGCGCCCCATCGGGGCTCACGAGGTCGTCGATCTTGTCCTGGCCCTCGGCCTCGGCCACCCGGCCGGCGATGAGGCGCACGGGGAAGGTG